AGAATACTTACACGACTCTAAAGAAGTCGCGTATATAGCTTTTAATGATTTAAATGATGAAGATTATGTGAAACAAACCAACAATATAATATCATCTAATAGAAGCAAGATTGCTAAATATAATTATAACAAGGCACATAGTAAGATAGTTGATGTAATAACAGAATGTGGAAAAGACAACTATTATAAATATATATACAAATACTTAGACGATAAACAAACTGGTAGAAGCGTAGAGAATTTTATAGAACATTTAAACAGATATGAAAAGGAATTATAGAAGGTGAGAGTATGGGCAAACAAGGTAGACCAACAGAATATAAAAAAGAATATGACGAACAAGCTGAAAAACTGTGTAAATTAGGGGCAATAGATACCGAGTTGGCTGATTTTTTTAATGTATCAGAGCAGACAATCAACACTTGGAAGAAAAAACACCCTAGTTTTCTTGAGTCCATAAAAAGAGGCAAGGAAATTGCAGACATGGAGGTTGCTAATTCTCTATATAAAAAAGCGACTGGTTATACAACTGACGATGTTAAAATATTTCAATATGAAGGTATGCCGGTAAAAGTGCCATACATAAAAGAATATCAACCAGATACAACTTCTATAATATTTTGGCTTAAAAATAGGCGGCCAGATAAATGGAGAGATAAAACCGAACATGATGTGAATGTAAATGAAATACCGGAGATTAAAATAGTAAAGGCTGAATAACATGGACGTAAAAATAGAAGTGTTACCATTATATTACGATTATGCGTTAGAAGCTACACACGATGTAGTTATACTGGTAGGGGGAAGAAACTCCGGTAAGTCGCACTTTATGGAACAGTTATCCGTACTACATAGCAACAACAAAAAAGATTATAAAATGGTAGTAGTAACTGGTGTAGAAACCAACGTAGAAGCTGGAGTTAAAGAGGGTATCCTTGATAGAATAGACGATTTTAAACTCAACAATTTTTATGAAGAACGAAAGATCCCTCCTAAAATAATACATAGAAACGGTAATGAAATATTATTTAAAGGCTTTAAATCTACTAGACAGCAAAAGAAATTCAAAGAGCTTAAAAAGGTAACAGCTATATGGTATGAAGAAGCCGAAGACATAACCTATGAAGAATTTAAAGCGTTACAAAATCAATTAAGAGGTGGTAACAAAAAAGATAGGCGTCTATACTTGTCACTAAACCCAGTTAATCCAGATGGTTTTATAGATACAACATTCTTTCAGAAAAAACCACATAAAGTATTTGAATATTTTGAAGATGGACGTCCTAAAGTATTTGAAGTTAATTTACCGATAGAGTTAGAGAACGAAACCTATAATATAAACGTATTAGTAGTATGTAGTACATTCAAGGATAATAAATTTTTAACCGCTGCGCAAAAGGCGGTTATTGTCGAATATAAGGAAACTAGACCTGATTTATGGGCAATGCTTGGAGAATGTAAATTTACACAACCTGAAGGAGCATTACTAAAACACTTAAATAGATTTAGTTTAAGTAAGTTAGATTTAAATCAAGCTAGCAGAATAACTGCAATAGTAGATACTGCTACAAGTGGAGATGACAATGCGACACTAGGTATATACGCTGAATATGACGATGAACATCACTATTTAATAGACGCTTTTAAAGATGATGGAGACGCTGACACAGTAATACCGCAAATGATACAGCACATAAAGAAATGGAAACCACAAACAGTGCACGTTGAGAAAAACCACGAAGGTTTGTATTTTAAAAGTGAAATAGATAAAAACACACCGTCATCAATAATAGTAAAAGACTTTTTCTCATCTGAAAACAAGCATAAAAAAATATTAGGCCAAAGTGGTAGAATGAGAGAGCACCTATATGTAAGAGACGATGGAGACCACACATACAACGAATTTATTAACCGAGTAATGGCATACAATAAAGACGAAAAGAAAAACAACCATGATGACTGCATAGACAACGTAGCAATGTATTTTAAACACGGAAATAAAAAAGGCTGGTTATGGTAAGGGAGGAATTAGATGGCTTATAAAATTGAGCAACTTAAAGAATGGCTAACGGAACACGCACAGTTAAAAGAACAAATGGCTGAAGGTGAAGCATATTTTAACCAACAAAACACTGCTATATTAGAAACTAAAAAACAAATGGGTATAATCAGAAACGACAAGAACGGTAAACGCACAGTAATGGTAGAAGATCCATACGCAAGTAATGAAAAACTGGCCAGTGGATTTTTAAAACAGCAGATAAAACAAAAGGTTAACTATCTAATAAACGAAAATATAACATTATCGGATATGGTAGAAGAAACCGAGGAGCTATATCCAGATTGGAGAAAAGACCTTAAACAACTAAGCACCAGGGTATCGTATCATATATATGGAGCTTGGCAGTTCTATGTTGAAGATAACGAAACAAAATACAAGTTTATAGATGGTACTCAACTATACCCAATATTCATAACCAACCAATCTATACCAGATTTAGTTATAAGACATTATACAACTATGGACGGTATAGAAAAGGCTATTATATACAGCAACACAACAGAAACCCATTACATCAAGAAAAAGAAATGGGAATATGAAAAAGAAGTTCCTATAATAAGAAAGTCAAAAGTAATAGCAGATGAAACCATAGAAGAACAATCGGTAGAACTATCGCAACCACCATTTGCAATATGTTTTAATAACGACGAGTGGAAAACCGACTTACAACCCATAAAATCATTTGTTGACATATATGATAAAGTTAATTCTGATTTCGCCAATAACATAATAGACTTTCAGGAGATATATCACACAGTTAAAAATTATGACGGTCAAGATTTAGAAGAATTTAACGAGCAGTTAAAAAGGTTGAAGGTTGTACCTGTTGGCGAAGATGGAGAAATGCAAACCCATCAAATAGAAGTACCAGTAAATGCCAAGCAAACATTTTTAGAACTTACTAGAAAAAACATATTTGAATTTGGTATGGCAGTAGATGTACAAAACATAGCGACAGGCAATGCAACAGTAGTGGCTATACAATCTATGTATGAAAATTTAAATATGAAAGCTGCAGACTTTGAACAAGAGTTACAAGACTTTTGGCGACAGGTAATAAAACTCACAAATGAATTTAACCTAATAACAGGTAGTGCAGCAGTGTTAGATAATTATCTAATGTTTGATAAGTCAATGATTAGTAATGTAAATGAAGTATACGAAAGACTTTCAAAATGGATAGGCACTATACCAACCGAAATACTATTCGAACTATTACCAGATGTTGATAAAGATAAAGCTATGGAGTTGAAGGAAGAAGAAGTTAACCAATTAAAAACTAGAATGTTGACCGAGCAGGAATTACAAGAAGAGTAGGTGGTGATAATTGAAAGATATATTTAACGAAGCTACTAAGCAAACAGAAAAGATGGAAAAAGAGTTTATTAACAAACTACAACGTGAATTTTCAGTAGCTTACACCAATGCACGTAAAGAACTAAGTAAAATGATAGAAAAAATGCCAGATGGGAAATTGTCACAGGCTGAAATGATGAAATATGACCGATTGACAAAACTAATAGGCAACATACAAGATGAAGTTAAAAGAGCTGAAAGTTTACAAGACTACCAGTTAAAAACATTTCTAAAAGACGCTTACGAAATTAATTACTACAATACAGGTTATGCAGTTGACAAAACATTAGGGATAAAAACGGGATTTTCAGCAGTAGATAGAAAACAAGTAGAAGCAATGATAAACAATCCCTTATTAAATGTGGCCATAGCCGACAATAAAGCAAGAGCACAAACCGAGATTGCAAGAACACTCACACAATCAGTTGTAAACGGAGAAGGCATACGAGACACAGCAAGAAAGTTAAAAGACAGAATAGATGTATCATTAAATAGAGCCGAACGAATTACACGGACAGAAACAACTAAAACAATGTCAAAAGCAAGAACAGATGGTATGGCAAGGGCAGCAGGTGCAGGAATTAAAATACAAAAAGAATGGGTGGCAACATTAGACGGTAGGACAAGAGATTCTCATCAATCACTAGATGGTAAAAGAGTTGATATAGGCGAAGAATTTAAACCAGGCTTATTAAATCCCGGAGATGGTCCGGCAGATGAATCTGTCAATTGTCGATGTACCACAACGGCATATTTACCAGAATACAGCACAGATAGAGCAGATGAATACGAGTATGCTAATTATAACGATTGGAAGCGTAAAAATGGTATATAAAGACTTATTAGAGATTATCAAGTACATATACCAGAACTTCGATTTAACGCAGTCAGAAAAGGATATAATGCTTTTTAAAGTGCAGAATAGCCTAAGAGATTGCGATGTATATAAATATCTAAATGGCAATTAGTCCAACAAGACTATTAAACTGTACGCCAAGAATACTATAAGAGTGCAACTCTCTATAAATATCAGAATATAGGAGGAAACAATGAATTATTTTGAAGAGTTAAAAACAAAGATAGCAGAATTAGTAGAAGATGAATCTAAAGTAGATGAATTGATAGAATTTTCAAAAAAGTCAATACCAAAAGAGTTTATTCCTAAGGACAAGTACAATGAAAAAGTTGAAGAACTTACGGGGGTAAATGAAAAACTAGAAGAAACTAATAAACAGATAGAAGAATTAAAAAATTCAACATCAAACGTTGACGAGTATAAAGAAAAACTTGAGACACTCACTCAAGAATATGAACAGTATAAACAAGAAGCAGATTCAAGAGTAGCGAACATGAAAAAGACTAGTCTATTAAAAGACAGGTTGATTAACGAAGGCGCTGATAAAGATAACATAGATCTATTATTGAAAGATTTTAACATTGACGAAATGAAACTAAAAGACGATAGTATTATAGGACTTGACGATTATGTGAATCCTATAAAAGAGAAAAGACAAAGATTATTCGTAAAAGATAAAGTAGATAGCAACCCACCAGATGATGGCGGAGATGCAGACAACACGGACACGATAGAAGAAAATAAATTAAGAGAAGCTATGGGGCTTCCAACAAAGGAGTAATAAAAAATGGCAAATACAATTAATTTAATATCAAAATATGTACCACTTTTAGACGAGGTTTATAAGAAAGGTTTATTGACAGTCGATTTAGAGGGCAATAGCTCACTAGTAAGAGAATCAATGGACGCAAATTCAGTGCTAGTACCACAGATTACAACTCAAGGCTTGGCAGACTATGATAAGGCATCAGGATTTGTAGCTGGTGATGCAAACTTAACATGGGTTACTTATACATTCTCTCAAGATAGAGGTAGAGAATTTAGTATTGACAACGCCGATAACATGGAAACAGCAGGGCTTGCATTTGGTAGATTAGCAAGTGATTTTGTATCTACTAATGTAGTACCAGAAACTGACGCTTATAGATTTGCTACAATGTTTGCAAACGCAGCTAACACAGCAGCAGCAGACTTAACAAACACAACCGTTGACGCAGCTATAGACACAGCAGTTGAAACTTTAGACGAAGCTAATGTACCTGAAGAAGGTAGAATTTTATATGTATCTCCTACCGTTTATAAACTTATAAAGCAATCTGACAACTTCAATAGAGATTTAACACCGGGGCAAGACCCAAATAAAAACTTTGCATTTTATGACAATATGAAAGTTGTAAAAGTACCACAATCTAGATTTTATTCAGCGATAACATTACAAGATGGTAGCACAGCGGGACAAGAAGCAGGAGGATACATTAAAGACGCAGTTGATGGACTTGACCTTAATTTTATGATAGTACACCCATCAGCAGTAGTACCAATTACAAAAATAAATGCACCTAGAGTATTCGAACCATCAGTAAACCAAGATGCAGATGCTTACAAATATCAATTAAGACTTTATCACGATTGTTTCGTACTTGACAACAAAATCGATGGTATCTACGCTCACACAGTAGCAGCAGCAGTATAATATAAGGGGTGGGGTAACACCTACCCTTTAATTTAAGAGGTGAAGAAATGAGAATAAAAAAAGGCGGCGTTCGTAGAGAATGCACGGAAAGAGAATATAATACAAAATTTAAAAGACTAGGGTATAGTATAATACCAGAAGAAGTTAAAAAGCCTTTAAAACCCAAAATAAACGTTGACGAATACCACAAAGGTGGCGGTTGGTACGAATACGAAGGAGAAACATATAGAAAAGCAGATTTATTGGAAAAGTTGGCAGAATAAATGAATAAACCTACTTACGGTACAGGAGGTGCAGTATGGGAGTAAAAGTTTTAAAAGGAGACGAATTTGTAACCGATGGAGTTTCTATCATAAACACAGACCACGCGGCTATACATAAAGGTTACGGTGCATTAGTAGATGATTACATTACGTTAACAAGTGGAGCTACTAAATCTTACTGTATAACGTGTCCTGCAGATTTATATATACATTTTAAAAACATAATGGCTCAAAGTTTAGCGGGTAGTTGTAAATTTGAAATATTAGAAGGAGCAACAGTAACAGCTAATGACGGCACAGCTTTAGATGTAACACAACCAAATGATAATTTTGACACAACACCTAGCGGAACTGTAATTGCAGACCCTACATATACAGGTGGAACTAAAATTCAAGGGTTTCATATATTAGCAGATGCAACTAACCAAACAATAGGTAACGGCAAATTAGCGTTAAGTGAAAACCAAGAGTTAGTGTTTAAAAATGCAGGGGAACAGTATATATTAAAAATAACTAACCTTGAAGCATCAGAAATAAAAGTAGCATGGAATGCATTTTGGTATGAAGAACCTAAAGGTAAGAGTGATTAGTATGATGAAAATAATGGATAAAATAAAAAATCATTTTGTTAAATCAGCAGAATACGGAATATACGAAGTGACAATGAATTCAATCAAAGGTAGTTTTAGTGAAGTCTATTTACCTGGCATGTATGTCATCATCAAGGAAAGTTATCTTAATGATGGTTTGTATAAGATTGTCACGGCTACTACTAGTGAGATAACCGTAGAAGAAACATTAAAACCCGAAAATACTGGAGAAAGTTTTGTAATATACGCTTCAATACCTCCAAAGGAATTTGTGGATTTAGCTACAGAAATTAACGCCTTTACAGAAACAGGAGTCGGGGCAAATAGCGAAAGCATCGATGATTATTCAATAAATTACGGCAACGGTGATGGATCGTGGGAAAGTGTATATAAAAATAAACTCAATGCTTACAGAAGGGTATATAACGATTTGGCATTCAGGAAGAAAAACAGATGGCAAGATAGGTGGTAGCTATGGCAATAGAAAGATTTTACGGCGATTTGACGTTAACGCAAACTACAATAACGGTCAATAATTACGGAGTAGAAGTGGAAACAGAAACTAACACAACTATACAAGGTGTAATTAATCAGGCTGGTAGCAGTGAGATTGAATATGCTAATGCTAGAAATATTGACGTAGACTACAAGGCTTACGTAGAAGTGACAGCTACCACACTATCTATTGATAAAGGGGATATGATTGACAACTATAGAGTGGCAAGTAAACCTAAAAACACAATAGGTAGAGACCACCATTTAAAAATATTACTCAAAGAAGTGGTATAAATGAAATACAAAAGTTATAAAAAAGACGTGCTTAAAAAAATGAAACAAGCGTCCAATGTATCACTCGAAGCAACTGGACTTGAAGCACAAAGAGATATAACCAATAAAATAACCGCAAATACACAGGTTGACACAGGCAGAATGAGAGCAAGCATAACCTACATAACCGGTGATAAAAAAGGAGATATTAAAACCGACAACTACGGTATAAAGCACAACGAAGATAAACCCTTTGGTAAACTACCAGATGATACTTTACATGTAGGGACTAATGTTAAATATGCTATGTACCAAGAAAAGTTTAAACCATTTTTAAAACCGTCAATAATAAACAACTTTAGAAAATACAGCAAGATGATGAACGAGATATTTGCTAAAGTGATGAGGAGTTAGTATGGTAAAAGAATTTATTAAAGCTATAACAACACAACTAAAAACAACCGGTAGGAGTGTTTACTACAAAACCACCTCGGCAACTACTGACTATGTATTATTTGATGTAGAAATATTCGATAAAAGTTTTGCAAGAGCAGATGGGCAGATAGTAGTTGATGTTAGGTATTCAGATATAATGGATCTATTGACGGTACAAGATGAAGTAATAGCAGCACTAGATAATTACAGTTATTCAGATGAAAACACATCGGCAAACATAGATTTTGTAATATTAAACGACTTATCAAACATAACAGATGAACAGTATTTTAACGAACTTAGGTTTGAATTTAAATTAAGATGGAGGTAAAATGAATGGCAACTAAAGATTTTAGTAAGATTGGTTTAGGTGAAGGAAAACTATATATTAATTATGGAGAAATTGAAGAAGAAGAAATGGGATATGTGAGAGGCGGAGAATTTAACTCTAACTTAACAATGAGACATATTCAAGTTGATGGTAAAAAAGGGCATATAAAAGGTGATGCAGTATTTGAAGAAGGATTACCACAAATTGATTTTACAGCATTGCAATTAGATGCTTCAGTATTAGAAGATTTATTCTTTGGTCTTACTGTAACTGACAACGCAGACGGTACAGGAACAGTCAAAAAGAGTAACGCAAACCCAGTAGATGCAGATTATCACACTAATGTAGCATTTGTCGGCAAAACAAAAGACGGTTCAGGAATAGTTATTAAACTTTTAAATGCACTAGGTGAAGGTTCATTAAACTTTGCTTTTGAAGATAGAAGTGAAATAGAAATACCTTGTATGTTTACGGGCAACTATGTAACAATAGACGACACTGAAGCACCATTTGAAATAACTATACCATACGAAGATAGCGTGATAGTATAATGGATAAAAAAATAGAGAATAAAGCTACTGTTATACTCCTAGAGATTTTAGGTATTCTAGGGGTAGGCAGTATTATAAAAACCATACAAGCAAAATCAGACGATGAAGTTACAGAAGAAGAACGAGGATATTTTATAATTGATTATTTATTTAGCAATGTAAGAAAAATACAACCGCAATTAGAAGAATTGATAGATTTATTTGTAGAAGAAGATGTTAATATATTAGAAGGAATAGGAAAATTAAAGGACGATAAAGATGTAGTGGATTTTTTTACACAGTCGTTAGGCGAAGTAATGAAGTCGGTTTAATTAAATTTACTGATATATTTTTAAAGTTGTCTAACGATACTTTTTTAAAAATGGACTACCGAATGGGGTTAAGAATGGTGGTTAATAAAATTAACGAAATAAACGAGAATAAAATATGGGATAAATGGATCGCCATATATCCTAACATGACACAGGATAATTTTATATCATTTGACGAATTCAAAGAACAACACAAACCCAAAAAACCACTAACGGAAAGTGATAAGAAGCGAATTGACAAGATGGTTGATAGTATCAATGATAAGGTGGTGAAGAATTGAAACTATTTGAAATATTTGGCGAGATTAAAATTGATGATAAAAAAGGAATAAACTCCATTGATAAAATGGATAAAAAAGCTGATGGTTTAGCATCTAAATTAGGCAAAGGTTTAAAAACCGCTGGTAAAGTTGGAGCAGTCGGAATAGGAGCAATAACAGCTGGTGCAGGTGCATTAGGTGGCATGGCATCAAAAGCGGCCGAAATGACCGACAATATAGACAAAATGAGTCAAAAACTTGGTATGTCTAGACAAGGTTTTCAAGAATGGGATTTTATACTTTCACAATCTGGAGCAAGTATTGATTCAATGAAAATGGGAATGAAAACTCTTGCTGATAGAGCAGTAGAAGCAGCTGAAGGAACAGGTGAAGGTTCAAAAGCTTTTGATAAATTGGGATTGTCAGCTACAGATGCAGCGGGCAAAATGAAATCTCAAGAACAGATATTCAATGAAACAGTTACAGCACTTCAACAGGTAGAAAACGACACAGAAAGAGCCGCGCTTGCAAATGACTTGCTTGGTAGAAGCGGTCAAGAATTAGCACCTTTATTAAATGCCGGTGCTGGTAGTATTGAAGATATGAAAAATAAGGCTCGTGATTTAGGTTTAGTTATTAATGATGAGTCAATAGATGCAGGTGTAAAATTTACCGATACAGTTGACCAATTAAAGAGAAGTTTTGGAGCTGCGGCCGCACAAGTTGGAGCAGATTTATTACCAATGTTTCAATCATTAGCAGAGTGGGTAATATCTAATATGCCAACTATAAGAGAAGTTGTAAGCAAAGTATTTGGAGTTATATCTGCAGTAGTTGGTACGGCGTATAACATTTTCAATGATTATTTGTTACCAATTTTTAAAGAGATATATAATTGGGGCGTTGAAAACTGGCCGGTATTTCAAGAGATTATGGACGTAGTTTTTAAAGCTATAAAAGAAGTTGTAACAACACTATGGGAATTTTTTGAACAAAACTTGTTGCCTATATTTAAAACGATATATGAATGGGCTATGGAGAATATGCCTTTATTTAAAACAATATTTAAGACGGCTTTTGATATAATCATAGGTGTTGTAAAATTATTATGGGAATGGTTTTCAGAATATTTGTTACCGGAATTCCAAAAAATATTTGACTGGTTAAAAGAAAACTGGCCGACATTTCAAAATGTATTTGAAACAGTTTTTAATGCAATATCTGATGTAGTAAAAACAGTTTACAACTGGTTTAAAGATAACTTATTACCTATATTTGAAACGGCTTATAATTGGGTAAAAGAAAACTTTCCAGGATTTGGCGATTTTGTAGTAGGTGCTTTTGATAGCATATCAGGCGCCATATCAGATACCGTGGGTTGGTTTAAAGACGTAATAGAATGGGCAGAAAAAGCTATTAATAAAGTTAAAGAGTTTTTAGGCTGGGATAAAAAAACGAGGGAACAAGAACAAAGTCACGGATATACCAACCATTCCCCAGGAACCTATACAAGAGAGCCGGAGTTTAGCGACGAACAAATAAACCAAATGGCAAGACAAGAGGGTGTGGATTTAGGAGTTGCTGAAGGTATGTTAAAGGGTGGAATAACAATAAACAACACCATAAACGCTAAAACAACACTTGATGCAGACGAGTTAAATAATGCTAGTACAACAATAAGCGATAAAATGGCATTTCAATTAGGACTTTAGGAGGTGAGCATATTTGGAAAAAATAACGATTACCAACCCATACGGAGATAGTTTAACATTTACTCAAGGTGCATCGGGTTATATGCTTATCTCCCGAGGTGACTTAGGCGGTACGCAAATAATAAACACGCAAGAAACAGGATACCAACAAAGAGGTAGTACTGTAATACAAAAGCGATACGGTACAAGAGTGTTAAATTTAACTTTAGGAATTAAAGCAGTGTCAGAAAATGACTTTAAAAATAGATTAAAACAAATACAACGACTATTTGAAGCAGAATACACCGATAGAGACGATTTAAGCACGTTTACAGTTAAGTTTGAGAGTACAGGGTATCAAAGTAAAGTTACGCAATGTTTTTTAAGAGAAACGCCTACATTATCTAATAAGCGTGAAGATAGACGAGGATTTTATCAAAGAATGTTTGTATCATTATTAATGTTTGAGCCAGTATGGAAGGACGAAAACAACACAGAAATATTACTTGAAAGCATTATAAACACATTTGAATTTGCAGTAGATATAACTGATAGTTTTGAATTTGGTAGTTTACAAGAAGAAGGTTTAACAATCACCAACAACGGAGATATGTCGTCAAGTTTAATTATAGAATTTAACGGGGTGGCAACAAATCCATTAATTGAAAATGTTACATACGGTGAAAGTCTTAAATTAAACACAACAATAGCAGATGGAACGGTTGTAAAAATCAACACTGACTACAACAATCCAACAGTAGAAGTAGACGGGGTAAACGCATTTCAATATATCGACCCTAACAATTCAGATTTAAATATGCTGTTAAGACGTGGAGATAATTTGATTAAATTTAGCACAGACGACACCGACCCAGCAACAGCTATTGTAAAGTATAAAAAAACTTATTTAACTCCATTAGGTGATTACTAATGATTAGAATATATGATAATACTTTAACTCAATTAGGAGTAATAAACAATTATACAGTATTTCAATTTAAACGAGAACTTAGAAACAAGGGTCAGTTCACACTAAAAATAGCAAAAAACAAAACCAACACAGAATATCTACAAATAGGAAACATAATAGCAAAAGACGCTGAAACATCGGGAATAATAGTAGATAGACTAATAAGGCAAACAAAGAACGGTCAGGTGTTAGAGATTAAAGGCACATCATTATTAGGAATACTAAACTATAGAATTACGAGGTGAAATAATGAATAAAAAAGAATTAATTCAAGATTTAAAAAATAAAAGTTTTGTGAAAAAACTAACAGCATTAGAAGATACAGGCTTAGCAAGTCAAGACTTAAAACTATATACACAACATTACATTGAAACTGATGGAAACGTAGCAAAAGAAACAAAAGCACACATATATGTATTAGATGAAGGACTTGAAACTGAAGAAGCTTACTACAAAGATAGAGAACCCACTGCAACAGTACAAACTACACACCCATTAGTCAAAAAATACAAAGCAACTATTGATGGTTCAAACGGCAAGGTAATTGATAAAGGGGAAGGTTTTATAGTTGTTCAAGGTTATCAAAAAGATACTAATGGTGGAGTGTTAGCCAAGACTTGGTTCGCTGAAGAAGTAAACGGGCAATTAGACGTAAAAGAAATTAAGTAGGTGAGGGCATGGCTTTAGCCGATTACGGATATAAAAGAAAAATAATCATAGACCATTTGAAGGTTGATGCAACGGAAACTAATTATCCTGCTATGAGCAAATTCTATTCAGATAGCAGTGTTCCTGCATGGACTTCTTCTGCTTATGTGGTTGGCAATATAGTCAAAAATAATAGCGGATATTATAAATGTGCTACTGCCTCTACAGCTAAAGAACCGGGAGTAACTGCAAGCTGGCAAGACGATTGGATATGGCTTGGTGATGAATTTGACTTTACTAAAATTCAGAGTGATGGTAAAGATATAAGATTCACTGCAAGCGATGAAACAACCTTGTTAGATTATGAGAGAGAGCTAATAGAGACTACAACAGAACCTTATCAATTAGTTATGCACGTTAGAATACCAAGCGTATCATCATCAGTAGACACAGATTACTATATGTTCTACAACAACCCAGATGAAACAGTTGACGGTGAAAATAAGACTGGTGTATGGGATAGTAATTTTGTTATGGTTCAACATATGGGAGATAGCCTTGCAGATAGTACAATTAACGGTAATGATGGTACTAATTATGGTACTACAGTTGTTGATGGGCTTAATGGGAAGGCAAGAAGTTTTGATGGTGTAGATGACTATATAAAAGTAAATAATATAGGATTTAATTCTTCTGAAATATCTGTACAATATAATATTAATATAAAAACTGATACAGGCAAAAATTATGCGTTCGACACAAACAATGAACGTGACCCATTAATGAAATACGAAGACAATGACCCGTCAATCGTAATTTGGGGTCTTGGAGTAACTACTTATAGCCCTTACACACAAGGTAGTAAATTAAACTTATGGACAAATTATACATTAAAATATAATGGTACAACTGAAGGGTTGTATATAAATAACGTAAATGTAGACAGCAAAACTGGCTCTGAAGTTATAAATTTTACAGATTTATGGATAGGAGAATGTTACCTATTAGGTTATTCTTTAAATGGATACATAAATGAAGTCCGTATATCCAACATAGCACGTTCAGGCGCATGGATAAAAGCAGATGATGCAAACTTGCGTACTTGGGATTTACAGAGTATAGGGGTAGAGGTAGCAACAAACGCAACCGAATATCTTGCAAAAGTATTAGTAGAAGATAATATAATAAGTGCAACTGACACCGACAGAAATGTATCAATATTGACTAGCACAGAAAAACTAGGTCTGGGCAGTGTGCAAACTTTTGAAAGCGTAAACGAACCATTATTAAAAGCACTTGAAAAATTGTTATCAGTTGATGATTACGGGCATAAAATAACATTAGACGGCACAGAGTTAACATACGATGTAATAGTACCAGTAGATAGAACTGACAGTGTGCAGTTTAGTAATAAAATATTTAATTTAGACGAAGCAACACGAACACAATCAAGCTCAAACTACAAAACATTTGTATATTTTGAAGGAACAACAGTAACGGGAACATACGGAACAGATACAGGTTTAAACAGAATAGAAGTTTTTGTAAAAGACAGTAGCACTGACAACACGACTGATAGAAGTAAACAAGAATTAAACGGGCGTTACTACAAAACAGACGCAATAGATGGCAAAATAAGAATAGTAGGCAACCCGTTTAAATATAAAACAGATTACGATTTAGGAGATTATGTAACAGTAATATTTGACAACGAAGTATTTGAGGTACAAATAACCGAGGTAACTGAAACATACGACAACAACGGTTTTAGACTAGATTTAACTTTTGGCACACCTAGGAGAGATTTTGCAGATATGATAACAGATATAAGGGAGAGTGAAAAATAATGGCAAGTTTAACAGATTTTGGATTTCCGTTTAATTCGGTAACAAGCGACAGAACCTACAATGCAGATGTATGGCGTGATTATTTTAAAAACCTATTTACAGATGGAGTAGCAAGAGAAGTTGGCAATCAATTAATGGTAACTGAATCGGATACACCAGCAAAAAGCGTCAAAGTCGACACAGGGGCAGTTATTATACAAGGTGCTCAATTTGCTTTAGAAACTGCTACAGATTTAACAATAGCCGATAACGTCAGTGGTAGTACAAGAATAGATCGTGTAGTAGCAAGGTTAGATTATACTAACCGAACTTGCGAAATTGAAGTTTTACAAGGCACAGCGGGAGCAGGAGCACCGGCATTGACACAAGGTGCGTCAGTTTGGGAAATATCAGTTGCACAAATACAAGCAACTAACGGATTTACAACTATTTTAAACGCTGACATCACAGATGAGCGAACATTTTCAAAATCAACAGGTCAAGATATATTTGAAAAAGAAAACGACTTGTTGCAATACGATAGAGATGTAACTACTATCGACACAAATAACGACCCTACGGAAATACAATATAAAAGACCAAACGATAGTTCTTTATTTTTAAAAAGAAGTTATTCCAACCCAGATGCTAACGGGTGGTATCAAACAATAATTGAAC